GTCTTTGCGGGGTGTTACAAGGTCTTGAACTCGCAAGGAACTACATCAAAGACCTAGCAAAACGGCTGGAGGCCGCAGATGAGTAATATCGACATCGAGAAGACGCAGGAAGAGGCCGCGAAGGCCAAACTCCTGCCTGACCCCAAGGGCTACCGCATCCTCTGTGCAGTTCCGCACGTGGAAGAGGAGTACGAGAGCGGCATTATCAAGGCTGAGGACACCAAGCGGGTCGAGGAGCAGACTACGGTCGTTCTCTTCGTCCTCAAGATGGGTGACCTTTGCTACAAGGATGAGAGCCGTTTCCCGAACGGTCCGTGGTGCAAAGAGGGCGACTTCGTCCTTACGCGCCCGTACTCGGGTACCCGCGTGGTCATCCACGGACGTGAGTTCCGCATCATCAACGACGACACGGTAGAAGCGGTGGTCGATGACCCTCGCGGAGTCCGTCGCGCATAAGGAGCAGAGATGAACACTGAAGCAGAAGAGTTCAAGTTCCCTGACGAGCAGCCTGCTGACGCACCTGCTGAGAAGGTGGAGCCTGAGTTCGAGATCAAGATCGAAGACGATACCCCGCCACAAGACCGTGGCCGCGCCCCCATGCCCAAGGAGGTTGTGGAGGAGTTGGACAAGGACGACCTTGAGGAGTACTCGGATAAGGTCAAGAAGCGTCTCGGGCAGATGAAAAAGGTCTGGCACGACGAGCGCCGGGCCAAGGAAGCCGCGTTCCGCGAGAAGGAGGAAGCCCTCCGGTTCGCCCAGATGCGTGAGCAGGAAATTCGCCAACTGAAACAACGACTTGGGAACGGCGAGAAGGCGTATATCCAAGAGGTGACGAAGGCGGCTAACACCGACCTCGCTGCCGCCAAGGAGCGCCTGAAGCAGGCTTATGACTCCGGCGATTCTGAAAAGATCACCGATGCGCAGGAAGCCCTGACCGACGCCAAGTTGAAGATCAAGCAGTACGAAAACTTCCGACCCTCTTTACAGGAAGAGGAAAAGGGAGTAGAAAATACACAACAGTACCAAGCGCCCCCGGCGCAGCCCGTTGCGGACCCAAAAGCCGAAGCGTGGCGTGCGAACAATCCGTGGTTCGGCGTGGACGAAGAGATGACCGCTCTCGCCTTGGGACTGCACGAAAAACTGGTCCGGTCCGGCGTCGATCCGCGTAGCGACGATTACTACGACCGAGTTAACGCGACGATGAGGAAGCGATTCCCCGAAACTTTCGAGGAAGAGCAGACTCAAACGAAGGAGGCCGAAAAGCCTTCTCGCACAAAGCCAGCCAATGTAGTGGCTCCCGTTACGAGGTCTACGGCACCTCGCAAGATCACTTTGACGCCTACTCAAGTCGCTCTCGCCAAGAGATTTGGCCTGAGCAATGAACAGTATGCCCGTGAAGTCATGAAACTGGAGAACAACAATGGCTGATAATAGACTCGCCCGTGAACTCGAAAGTCGAGAGACCGCGCAGCGCACGAAGACTTGGACGCCCCCTCAGACCCTGCCGGACCCCGCTCCGCAGCCGGGGTGGGTGTTCCGATACATCCGGACCTCCACGATGGGGACTGCTGACCCGTCGAACACGTCTGCAAAGTTGCGGGAAGGTTGGGAGCCTGTGAAGGCCGAAGATCATCCCGAGTTGATGCATATGTCCGACCCGAATTCCCGCTTCAAGGGGAACATCGAGATCGGCGGCTTGCTGTTGTGCAAGGCACCCGAGGAACTGATGAAGCAGCGTGATGCTTACTACGAGCGTCAGGCCAAATCTCAGACCGAGTCCGTGGACAACAGTTTCATGAAGTTGAACGACCCGAGAATGCCGCTCTTCAACGAGCGCCGCTCCACGACGTCGTTCGGCAAAGGCAAATAAATTCACCTCTTAGGAGTACCTAATGGCTTATCCCTCTGTCGATGCCCCCTACGGGCTTAAGCCGGTCAATCTGATCGGCGGACAGGTGTTCGCTGGCAGTACTCGGATGTACCCCATCCAGTACGGCTACGCCACGAACATCTTCAATGGTGACTTCGTCGTCCTGTCTCGCGGGTTTGTGACCCGTGCGGCGATCGGCGCGACCACCGCTTCCAACGCTGTCACTGGCGTGTTCGTCGGCTGTTCCTACACCAATCCGATCACCAAGCAGAAGCAGTACTCGCAGTTCTGGCCCACGGGAACGTTGGCTGGCGATGCGGTCGCTTATGTCGTGGACGATCCGGATACGGTGTTCAAGGCGGTCGTCTGCTCGGCTACGACGGTCCTCGCTTCGGGCGCGAAGGCGCTGGTCGGCACTAACCTGTCGGCTATCGACAACGCGGCTGTTGCGTCGAGCCTCAACACGGGCAACTCGGCCAACGCTGTCCTTGCCCCGACTGCGACCCCGGTTTCGACCATCCTGCCGCTTCGCTGCGTCGGTGTGGTTGAGGAGACCGCTTCGGTTGCCACGGGTACGGGTTCGTCCTCGGGCACGGCGATCACTCTGACTGGTTCGGGCCTCTCGGCTGCGATCCCGGTTGGTGCGAGCGTGTCGTACCTTGCGTCGAACGGCCAGATCATCGAGACCTCGTCCTTCGTCACTGCGGCTGCTTCGGCGGGTGCGACTTCGGTCACGCTCAACGCGGCGATCGCGGTTCCGGGTAGCGTCGTTGCGATCCCGGCGGCGTCCACCATCCTCTTCACTGTGTATCCGGAGATTCTGGTCAAGATGAACGTCCTGACCCACGGCTACTACAGCAGCGTCACGGCTTAAGGAGCAGTAGAAAATGGCTATTTCACGCGCACAACTGTTGAAGGAACTGCTGCCCGGTCTGAACGCTCTGTTCGGTCTGGAGTACAAGCAGTACGGTGAGGAGCATAAGGAGATCTACGAGACTGAGACCTCCGAGCGTTCCTTTGAAGAAGAGACCAAGTTGTCGGGCTTCTCGGCGGCTCCGGTCAAGCAGGAAGGTCAGGCAATTGCGTACGACAATGCGCAGGAGGCTTGGACTGCCCGCTACAACCATGAGACGATCGCTCTCGGCTTCTCCCTCACGGAAGAGGCTGTTGAGGACAACCTGTACGATTCGCTCAGCAAGCGCTACACCAAGGCTCTTGCCCGTGCGATGGCATACACGAAGCAGGTCAAGGCGGCTTCCATCCTGAATTACGGCTTCTCGGCCTTTCAGAATGGTGGCGACGGCGTTCCGCTGTTCTCGGCCTCGCATCCGCTCGTCTCTGGCGGTACCAACAGCAACCGCCTCACGGCTGCTGACCTCAACGAGACCTCGCTTGAGGCTGCGGTCATCCAGATCGCAGGTTGGACCGACGAGCGTGGGCTTCTCATCGCTGCGAAGCCGCGCAAACTCATCGTCCCGCCGTCCTTGATGTTCGTCGCCAAGCGACTGCTCGACACGGAACTCCGTGTTGGCACGACCGACAACGACATCAACGCGCTGAAGGCGATGGGTTCGATCCCCGGTGGCTACACGGTGAACCACTTCCTGACCGACACGAACGCTTGGTTCCTCACGACCGACGTTCCGAATGGCATGAAGCACTTCGTCCGTACGCCGCTGGCGAACTCGATGGACGGCGATTTCGACACGGGCAACGTGCGGTACAAGAGCCGCGAGCGTTACTCGTTCGGATGGTCCGATCCGCTCGGCATGTTCGCTTCGCCGGGTTCGGCCTGATGATCCGGGGGGAGGGGGCTTCGGCCCCCTCTTCCCCTTTTGTCCTTACAGGAGTACAACATGACTGGTGAACAGATTGCAGGCATCGTCCGCGCTCTCGCCGCTTCGCTGGGCGGGTTCTTCGTTGCCAAGGGTGTGGTGGACTCGGAGACGGTTCTCGCCGTTTCGGGTGCCCTTGCCACCTTGGCGGTCGCCGCGTGGTCGTGGTGGTCGAAGCGCAAGGCCGATTGACCTTCGTTCAGATCTAGGTAAACCCCCGCCGTACTGACTCGCCTAGGAGACGTTGCACAGACAGTATGGCAACTTGTGCAAAAGGAGTCTTATTATGTCTTTCTCGACTTTCTCTGGCCCGCTTCGCTCGGGCACCGTCAAAGATGGCACCGTGGCCGCTGGCCGCAATACGGGCGTCGTCGTCCTCTCCCAGTCCTATGACACGGGCGTCGTGACTGCTGGCGTCGGTAACGTCGATGTCCAGTTCGGCAACTTGCCGCAGGGTTCGCAAATCATCGACATCGTGGTCGATCAGGTCGTCGTTCCGGGTGGTACGTCCACGTCCACTATCTCGGTGGGCAATGCCTCGGGCGGCGCTCAGTTGATGGCGGCGGTGGTCACCACGGCTGGTGGGCGGTTCCGTGGTACGGCGACTGCTACGACCCAACTTGCATGGCAGACCTCGACTTCTGCTGATACGCCGCTCTGGTCGCGTTACGCGGTGGGTACGGCTGCTGGTGTGGGCCGTGCGATCATCACGGTTGTCTACGCGCAGCGGGCGTCGGACGGTTCGCAGATCCCGGCTTCTGTCTAATCTCGGAGGACTAACATGTCCACGCAAACAGACGTCTTAGCCGCCCACACGGAGGCTACGGGGACGCTGGTGACTGGGCGGTACCGTCTGAAGGGCTATCAGGGTCTCTCGGGCGGTACTGCGGGTGACTACGTGTTCCGTGATGGTAGTGCTTCTGGCCCGGTCCGGCTTCAGTTCAACGTACCAGCCAATACGAACAACCCATTCTCCAACCTCATTCCCGGCGAAGGGATCCTGTTCTATGACAGTATCCATGTCACCTTGCCGACTTCCGCGAAGGTCACGATCTTCTATGGCTAAGTCACCCGCTTGGCAGAGGAAGGAAGGAAAGAACCCTGCTGGAGGCTTGAACGCCAAAGGCAGGGCTTCTTACAACAAGGCGAACCCCGGCAAGCCCGGCTTGAAGCGTCCGCAGCCTGAAGGTGGCTCTCGCCGTGACTCATTCTGTGCCCGGATGAAAGGCATGAAGCGCAAACTGACGAGTGCCAAGACGGCAAAGGACCCCAACAGCCGGATCAACAAGTCTCTCCGTGCTTGGAACTGCTGACATGAAGCACGACACGGGTGAGTTCGTAAAGTTGGGGATGGACGGTCTTTCTGTAGTCACGATGCTTGGAGCGTTGTTCGATATGCTTCCCTCAGTCGCTGCGCTCTTCACTATCCTGTGGACTGGCATTCGCATCTACGAGACCGATACCGTTCAATCTATTATCAAGAAATTCAGGAGATCCGACGATGTATAAGAAAGGCGCTGATGGTGTGACCCACAAGGGCAAGACCAAAGCCAAGGTCGTGAAGATGGCCTCGGGCGGTGCTGTCCGTGGCGGCGGCTGCGAGGCCAAGGGTAAGACCCGTGGCAAGATGGTCAAGATGGCTGGCGGGGGTAAGTGCTGATGGCTAGTGCGCCGAAAGTTCCCCCTAATCCGATGGATGACCTCGCTCCACGCGGGAATCTTCCGTCCAAGGAGGACTTGAAGCCGCCTGCCAGAAAGCCCCCGCCGAAGAAGCCCCCGCCGAAGAAGCCCCCACCGAAGAAGCCGAGGCCGAAGTCTAAGGACGATATGGACGACCTTACGCCGTATCAGAACTTGCCGTCTCCGGAGGATCTTCGTCCGCCTGAACCATCCAAAAGGTACGCCAAAGGCGGCTCCGTCCGTGGTGGTGGCTGCGAGATGCGTGGCAAGACCCGAGGGAAGTTCATCTAATGAAACCTTCACGTGGCATGGGAGTCATCGCGCCGGGCAAAATCCCCCGCCCCACTCGGCGTGGTGACTCCCAGCCCGTGATCGGCACAGGCAAGCCGATTCGCCATGCGGCGGGCGGCAAGGTGAAGAGCAAGGTCAACGCTGCCGGGAACTACACCAAGCCGGGCATGCGCGAGAGCCTGTTCAAGTCGATCAAGTCCCGTGCCGTGCAGGGTACGAAGGCAGGACAGTGGTCCGCTCGCAAGGCACAGTTGCTGGCGAAGCAGTACAGAGCCAAGGGCGGAGGGTACCGCGATTGAAAACGCCCCAGAAATCGCTCAAGGCGTGGACTCAGCAGAAGTGGAGAACGAAAAGTGGTAAGCGCTCTTCTGACACGGGTGAGAGGTATCTTCCAGAGGCTGCTATCAAAAGCCTTTCCTCTGCCGAGTATGCCCGAACCTCCGCCGCCAAGCGTAAAGGCAAGGCGCAAGGCAAGCAGTTCGTGCAACAACCCAAGGGCATTGCTGATAAAACGCGCCGCTTCCGCCAAGCGGGCAAAGAGTAAGAAGTCGTGACCTACGAGACTACAGCCTCGACTGAGTTCAATCTCGACCTGAACGCCATCATCGAAGAGGCGTTTGAGCGGTGCGGGGCTGAACTGCGTTCGTGCTATTACTTCCGGACTGCCAAGCGGAGTCTGAACCTGCTCCTCATGGACTGGGCGAA